GTTTGCATTTAAAGGTGACACACCCTGGAACTCTTTATAGTCAATACCCAACACTTTGTACTCAACGACTTGACCACCATTACGAAACAGCCACATGATGCGATTGTAGTTAGAGTATGGATCACTACCGGGTTTAATATGTTCGCTCTGCCAACCGAAGTCACCACCCAGATCATTATCTTGTGTCTCCAACCAACGAAACGGAAATCTGAGGCGCTTTCTGTCCTTCGTACTAAACAACAGCACAGCAGGGACTGCAAATATGTAGCGGCTTAACCAAACGAGCAGATGCAACGGCATGAGCAGGAGCCATTTGAAAATAGTAAGTATGAAGCGTAGCCAGATCATTGTTGTACCCCACAATTGTTTGAAACAAATATGTAGCACGCCTCAGCGTACTCTGCTACTTTGTCAGCCCTGAAGAACTCATCTTTGACCAGTTGATTAAATTCTGTTGAAACCCCGTTGTGTCTGGCTTCACTAATAGAACTTGTGGTACTTGTACTATCTGGCACGGCACTTCTACGGTTCTTACTGCAGTCTGGCAACCTGATGCTACTAAGCTGATTCCTAAGATCATTGACAGTTTGCGTGTGTTCCACATGCTTAGCCTCTATCTGGGTGTTGAGTTCAGCTGCCTTTTTTGTAGCTTCATCGACTCTGGACTTAGCTACTTGTAACTGGAAACTAGCTTCAATATTTGCTCTGTCAAACTCAGTCTTCATGCTCTGTAGCTCAATAGAATCCATTTTATGCATAGTAACCATCCCAAATGCAAAGGACGCAATGCATATAGCAATTGCTGGGTACAGCATGATTAGTCCTTGCTAAGCAAACCTAACCCGCCAGCCAAACCAGTGCCTACGCCCATGACAGGGATTGGATCTTTACCAAACCAATAGAACACTAAGGCAATGATAGAGGTAGCAACCCATACAGCGCCACGCTTTGTAGTTTCTTGTTTCCAGTTAATAGCCATTTAATCCCCCGCAAGGTCTTCTTGTTGGGCTTCTGCTTGAGCGTTCAGCTTTACCAAAAGAGGAAACACACCACTAGAGGTTGGCATCTGGCCCAGCACGGTCAAAATTGCTACAGCTTCTTGTTTAGATACTTCAAACGTAATAACTTGTTCCATTGTTAATCCTATAATTGGCTAGCGGCGATAAAGAATGCGTCTACTTCTGCTTCAGTCTTACCAAGTGCAGATGTGATCTGTGCAAACATTGGGTCATATCGCTCTACATAATTAGCAAACTGCCATGAGATTTGAGCCGCTTCACCCGCTGAGTCAACAATCTGATTTACTGTACTCAGTAAGTTTTCCATAAGGAGCTGAAGTCTGCACTGACGGATAGAAATTTGTTTGGGCACTTCAATGGCCGGAGGAGGTGGGGGTTGTATAGCTGCTTCTACCTCTGCAATCAATGCTTCATATTGGCTAATGTCACCACCGTACTGGGCTACATCATCACGAAAGTCTTGCATCTGTACATCGGCGTATGCATGTGAGCGGATTACAACTTCTTCATTGTGGTAAATAGTTTCTCCTGTTTCTGGATCAACAGAGCCCTTCTGAACAGCATCAACCCAGGTTGCTTCGATGGCATTGGCATTTGTGTATTTAATAACCTGTTTGAGCGTAACCATTATGATGTTGCTCCTTTGATGATTGCAAAATTTATTATTAGTGCTTCTGATAATGACCCACCTGTTATGTTGGTTACACGTATTGCTGTATTACCGGTTGTTACTGAAGATACCTCTACTCTATAGTTATCACTTCCAAAAGCGCAAGCAAAAACAATATCATATAAACTTAATAATGAATTGTTCAACGTAAATGAAACAGATACACCCGCAGCCAACGCCGCGTTATTCATCGTGATCTGACCCGTTGGCTTATTCAGCGTTACTGCTGTACTTTTTGATGTAGCCTGAGTAACCGTGCCGCCTGAACCTGTACCGTAGCCTAAGCCTGCTGGGGATGTGACCAGAAGATTACCTGATGCATCGAGCACCATCGCCTGGGTGGGGGAAGCTCCAGTGCGAATTTCAAAACTTAACGCATATATTTTTGCGCTAGTATATGCGGCACCAGACCTATTATAGGTCTGCATAATACCGTTGACCGGATCAAACTCAAAACCTGCGGCACCAGCGTTGCTGACAACGAGTTTGTTTACAGGTGAACTCGTCCCAAGGCCGAGGTTGCCGGAGGCGTCGAGGCGCATACGCTCGGTTCCTGCAGTTTCAAAAAACTGCCCCCCACCGTTCAAGAAGCCGATAACCCCCGACTCAGCCCCGTTGACGTATGCCCGAAGCTTCGCAGAAGTAGTGTCGGTACTCCTCAACCAAAACTGCGCTGCGTTACTAGCCCCAGATACCTCCAGCTTCGCCCCCGGCGAACTCGTCCCAATACCGAGGTTGCCAGAAGCATCTACACTAACCGGAGACACCTGCACAAAATCAGACCCATTCCACGCCACCAGCATAGTCATACCTGCTGGTACAGGCACACCTGAAGTCGCTGCACCTTTCACAACAACAGCCGCGTTGGACTGGTTTACAACGATGTAGGCTTTGCTTGTACTTGGGCAGATAATGTTTCTGCTTACACCGGGGGAGCCAGTGGGGATAAGGATGGCTTTACGTGCTTCATTAGTAGCGCCAGACCCAGTAGTGCTTAATGTCCAGTTACCTGCTGCAACAGATGCAGTGGCTACACCTGCAATAGAGTCTTCGGCTAACTGAGTAATACTGTTATTAACAGTGTCACCCCAAGTGCCTTGAAGCTCGCCTGTCACTGGTAGCGCAAAGCCTAATAAAGATGTATATGAAGTTGCCATATGTTACCTATGTTGTTGGGATGTCTACCCAGCTAGCTGTTTGTGTATCCGGTATCAAAGTCCAACTTGGGTTTACAGTATCTGTGACCAATTGCCAATTTACAGCCTGAACAGCACTTAAAGTTGACCAAGTTGGGGCTTGTATGTTAGTTATATTATGCCAGTTTGGTGTTTGTAAATCATCAATAATTTCCCAAACAAGGGTCCCACCAATCTGAAATGCTGTAAACTGAAATGCATCAGACTGAAAGGCCGTTAGCACGTTAATCTACCACGGTAACAGGTTTAATAAGTGTAGCGTACATATCAAGTGCAGCTTCCTTATAATTCTGTAAAGCAAACTGGACATGCTCAGAGTTTCTAGCAGCTAGCTCAGGAGAGAACGAATACCCCCATGTAGCATCGAAATTGCAAGAATACCCTTTTTCATTCCACTTAATATCTGTGTGAGGTGCATTGGCATCACGCCACTCTTTCTTAACGTAGTAGTATGACATCTCACTGACGGGTGGCCACTGATGCGTAAAGTCACCATAGGCTCTGTTAGATGCCCAGTGAGGTGTAATCACCGTAGCTTTTCCGCCTTCCTTAAGCACCCGATAGGCTTCGTTCATGAAGTGTACCCGCTGCTCTCCAGTCAAGTGCTCCAAGAAATGCGAAGCATGTATCTCCTCAACACTACCGTCGTCCCAAGGCCAAGCGTCAACACCTACATTTAATACAACGTCAACACCATCCATTTGGTATTGATCTACACCAGTAAAACCTTCTTTCTTATTGGGGCCACATCCGATGTCAAGCTTTGTTACTTTTAATTCTTCAGCCATTATATGTTTCTCATTTTAGTTTGATACCATGCCGACGATTGGTGGTCACCACGTGTAATCCGGGATGCCTCCACGCTTCCCGTCTAGGTCATAATGCCCGATTTTCACATCTGACGAAACCGCGCATCTGTATCCATATTTACGGGCGTCCTGCCAAAAATATAGATCTTGCGTCATAACCCCACCTTCCGTTTGTGTCACAAACCAGGGGCGCCTTAGACGCTCATCTTTAAACATATCCATGCGCCACACATTGAACCCCATGCCTGTACCACAGCATTCTGTTAGACCGGAGGGGTTTGGTCGCTGTGGCCTAAAGTTAATAACTGGATCATTTGGGTCACCCCAGATCTGTGCCTGACCACCTGGGCCTTGCGTGAAGTACAGGCCACCAATACACGCAAACTCTGGGTGGGCTTCCATCAATGCTAATAACTTTACTAGCCCATCTGGAGGCACTATTGAGTCATGCTCCAATGTCATTATGTACTTCCACTTGCTAAGATCTGGATGCGCCAAGATGCTCTCAATAGTAGAAGAAAAAGCTTTACCAACTTCCATCCCAACAGCCCACATGCGAGTGAACTTAGCGTTAGGCGGGGTGTACATGTTCATCCAGCTAGCAACTGCCTTAGTGGGTATTTGCCCAAAGCACGGCACGATCTGAATGCAGGACATATCCTTATAGGCTTTCTCTTGTGTCAGCCTGGATATGGTTTTATCGAGGTCAGCGTTGTGCGCTCCACCTTCGTATGATGAAATAATTTGCGGTTGCATTTATTCGTTCTCAAAAATCATTAACAGACGGCCCTTTGAAGCCATCATTTGCATTTGGGTAGAGTTGACATTAGCAGGGAGATTAGAGGATGTCGCTGAATATTGTACCCCATCATACTCTTCCCATTGGTTAGTTGCAGACGCAACATAGGTTGTCATTTTTAATTCCCCCCAGACCGTGGAGTTTATGTTGGTTTGAACCATCATATTGAAACGCATTGGCCCTGTGTTGACCGCCGTTGTACTACTAAACTGCATTGCCCAGAAGTACTCTTTGTTAGCTTCTAGCGTGGTCGTGAATGGGAGATATAAAAACTTGGGGCCAGATAGTGCTGTACCAAACAAGTTAGAGTTGTTAGACGTCACCGTAAAACTGGTGCCACCTTGCCCACAAGTAAATCCTGCTGCCGTTGAACTATTGTAACTAGCCTGCATAAACATAGACGAAGTGCCGACTGATTGGATACTTTGCGAACTTGCTCCAGTGCCCTGTTCATATAGCCCATATCTGATTGTCATACCCACAGATTGAGAGTTACTGCTCGATACAAATGAATGCAAGCAGTTGAGCTCTACGTTTGAAATACCTATGGGCTCTTCTGGATGCAAATGTTGCATGTAAATGGTGTTCTGCCCAGGCACTAAGAACGAGGTATTATTCAAGATTGCATTAGGCATCCAGAAGTTTAACGTATTCGCTGCACCTCCACCTGCATTTACGGAGATAGAAACCCCATCACTAGCTATCGTGCCAGAGGCATTAGTGCCAGCAAATGCTGCAGTAGCTGCAACAAAGTTAGACCCTGCGTTAGACGCCATAGCAGTAGTCAACCCGTTATGTGAAGCCGTCATGGTGTTACCATTCAGGCCGAACGATACACCATTTGCATTACTGAAAGTAATGGCTGACAAGTTATTGCTAGTAGTACCAGCAGATACGTTGATGTTGCTAATTAGACCTGCGGTAGACGGTACAGTATAACTAGCCGTAATCTGGTTGGAGTTGGACATACCGAAGGAAATGCCATTGCTATTAGCAAATGTAACTGTGCCAGAAGTAGCCGTTTGAGTACCAGCGCCAAGTGCTCCGAAGTTACCTGTAGCAGAAGCTCCAGCAGGGTAAGAGGCCGAAGCCGTTATAGACGACCCGTTTAAACCGAAACTGACGTTATTGCTGTTACTGTAAACTACGGCGCTCAGGTTATTGCTGGTAGTGCCGGCAGATACGTTGATATTGCTAATCAGACCTGCGGTAGACGGTACAGTATAACTAGCCGTAATTTGGCTAGAATTGGACATACCAAATGAGATACCGTTACTGTTACTAAATACAACAGTACCTGATGTATTGGCGGTCTGCGTACCTGCGGCAAGGACGTTATAGCTTTGGACTGTTTGTGTAGGTACGGTATAACTACCTGTAACTACAGACCCGTTAAGCCCAAAAGACATTCCGTTACTATTACTAAATGTAACAGCGGATAAGTTATTGCTTGTAGTACCTGCAGAAACATTTATTGCACTGAGCAGACCTGCAGTAGACGGTACAGTATAACTAGCCGTAATCTGGTTAGACCCAGACATACCGAAGGAAATACCATTGCTATTGCTGAAGGCCACCGTACCAGAAGTAGCAGTCTGAGTACCTGCACCCAAAGCCCCGAAATTACCAGTAGCCGAAGCTCCAGCAGGGTATGAAGCAGAGGCGGTTACAGTAGAACCATTCAGACCAAAGCTGACGTTGTTGCTGTTGCTGTAGACTACGGCGCTCAGGTTGTTGCTTGTAGTACCAGCAGATACATTGATATTGCTAATAAGACCTGCGGTAGACGGTACAGTATAGCTGGCTGTAACAACAGAGCTATTAGACATCCCAAACGAGATGCCGTTACTATTACTGAAAACTACAGAACCCGTCGTGTTAGCGGTTTGAGTCCCTGCAGCTAGAATGTTATAACTTTGTGTAGTCTGGGTAGGGAATGAAGCGCTTGCAGTAAGTGTATTACCGTTAACACCAAAACTAACATTATTAGCATTGCTAAATACAGCTGTGCCAGAGGTCATCTGCGTTGTACCAGCAGATAGACCGGAGATACCTGTTTGCACCCCACCTGCAGCTGCCACTGAACCTGTAATAACAGACCCGTTCATGCCAAAACTCACACCATTAGCATTACTAAAAGTCATGGCTGACAAGTTGTTACTGGTAGTACCAGCAGATACATTGATATTGCTAATCAGACCTGCGGTAGACGGTACAGTATAGCTAGCCGTAATTTGGCTAGAATTGGACATACCAAATGAGATACCGTTACTATTGGCAAAGGCAATGGTGCCTGATGTGGCGGTCTGCGTACCTGCACCTGCGCCTGAAATACCTGTCTGTGGCGCGTGAACACTAACAGAGACACCACTACTAGCTATCGTGCCAGAGGCATTAGTGCCAGCAAATGCTGCAGTAGCTGCAACAAAGTTAGACCCTGCGTTAGACGCCATAGCAGTAGTCAAGTAATCTGTCTTGACCGTAGCAATCAGAGAACCATTGCTATTGCTGAATGTGACTCCGTTGGAGTCAGCGAAGTTAAGCGTGCTAAATGTGGATGAGCCACCATTAGCGGAAAAGGCTGGATTCGCACCGCCCCCTGCAGCCGCAGAGAACCCTATGGTAGCAGCACCGGCACCCTGGACACCTGATACCGTGACATTGTTAGCCCCACTGAAGACGATGTTTGTTCCACTTACAGTAGACTGCCCCGCTGTGTTACCTGATAGTGTTAGGTATTGATTATGGGCGCTGTTAAAGTCAGACGGGCGAACAATATCAGTGTTAGTGGAATCGGGTATGGTTACCGTTTTCGCATGGTACATCGACATGTTGACGCCACCTGTTTGTTAGTTAGAGAATCTAAGCAATGCTGTCGTAGAGGTGTGGGCTGGCATGGTGACAGTAAATGTAAAAACTGACGTTTTATCTGCCCCAAAATCTAACACTGCTACAGATTTATTACTTTTCGAAGCATTATATAACAACGCCCCACGCGCCGTAATTGCAGCGGTCCAAGAGGGAGATGCATAACTCACATACACAACACCTGTGCTGGAGTCGGCACTCAATTGAGGACTTGTCAATAACTTACCCCCCGCAGTGTACCCAGCAGCGGATACCTCACCTGTGGAGGTATACGCCGTAACAGCTGCAGTTAAGGAAGCTACAGAAGTATAAAGTGCTATGTAAATGTTGTCCGTCAGCAAATTGTGCACTGCCTGGGGCAATTCTTGTTTAAATGAGAGTGTTTGAGATTGGACAAACATTAGCCCACCGCCTGTCTAACTTGACCACTTCTATAAGAGTCCTGCCTATCTTTGCCATCACCTAATTGTTTCAATAAGGCCAATGCTTCCTGATAACGCTGCTGATACAGAGCCATCATGTCTTGCTCACCTTTCATATATGAGTACGCTTCAACTAATGCGCCATACAACAACACAGATTCAAAGTTATCACCAAGCCATGTTGTGCTGGCAGTGACAATAGATTCAGGATAGTAAAAGTAGTGCAGTTCGACTGTATAAAAATTGTCGGGTGTTGGGCCTAAGATAAATGTCAACTCTGATTCAATATCAGACCTAGGGCCAAATAGAGCGTAATACTTAGGTAGCGCTGTGGCAGCCGCGCTGGGATACGCTTCTCGAATGTAGTTCACATCCTTATTAAGAAGATACGTGTAATCCCCCAAAGCATCTACCACAGCCATTGAGTAGACAGATAAAAAGTCCGTTGGGCAATTCAGATACTTATTATTCGTCGTAGTTGTACCCGTGACATTTTTACGGAGTGCAGGGAGTTGCACCGTGTTATAGATGCGCTCCTCCGTCTGCTGTACAAACATAGCCAATTCAATCGCAGAAAACGTATTTTCTGTGTAGTTCTGAATCTGAGTACAAAGCTCTGAATAATTCATGTGTTACCCAAATAAAACTAGGAAATTAGCCCATTTTGCTACTAGCTGTCGTACCTTTTGTAGCAGCACCTGTACCTCTAATTTTAGTGCTCTTTTTATTCGTAACTTGGATGCTATCGTAGCCATTATTGCCGGTGTCTGCTTTGTAGACTTGTGGTTTCTTGTAGATACTCGCTTGCTTTGCCATATTAACCGCCTTGGTTTTTTGCTCTGGCCATGTTGCGGCCAAGTTTTTTCATTGATTGGTTAGACACTGTTTTAGCTTTGCCACCTTTAGCAACATCACCATCTGTGCTTTTCTTTGGGCCATCAGCTGGGAAAATTTTGGCAGCTGTTCTGCCTTTCTGTGCTACACCATCAGCTCTAACATTTTTTGCTGCCATAAGGCCTCCTAGGTTACTGTAACTGTTACATTACCAACTTTACATTGGCATACTAAATCGTTCTTCGTTAATGGGCTGTCAATTGAGGAAGCCCCACCAACAGGGTTCCAGCCCCATTGGAATATCCTACTCCCCTCTGCATTCACGCCTGATGATACATAGCTTGTATCAGGTCTGGGGTTCTCCAGTGCCTGTGGATCAAACACAGGATACATACCTAACTTAAGCTGTGGGTGATCTGCTTCCCAGCACTCATTACAAACTTTGATGTTTATCAATTGCGTTTTTATGACCAGCCGACGCAGCTCTTTTAGCGGCGCTCGAAAACCACACCTATCGCAAAAGCCATGTGCAAATTTGGCACTGGCAAACTTAGTGCCCATTAGGGGTTAATCCTTGGGACAAATCGAGCATCGGCTTTTTCTCTGTCTTCTTGATTAGCTAGATCCAATTGGAACTCATAGTCATTGCGCAATTCAGCGCGTCTACCAGGGTCAATATCAGGGAGCTTCATAGCTAAATAATAAGACAGCCCAGCAATCAACACATTTAAGTAGCGGAAAGGTATGTCTTGTGTATCCTCACCATTACCAGCGTCATTCATACGACGAAGACGCCAATAGACTAATGTATAGTAAGGCACAGAGATAGTACCTTGGTCTGGGGAGGGCCAAACATAAACTTGAGGTGCAGCAGCACCTGTAACAGGATATGTAGCACCTGATCTACGATGTACCCAGACTTGTATCGGTCTGCCTGTAGCGTTCTTGTTTGGGATAGTAGAGTATGTTGAGCCTGATATGCGAGTGATAGCAATATCAGTTTGGTTTTGTCCTGTGCCTGTTCGAACTGACCTGATCTAACAGATCAACTGTGTCAACAGGCAAATCATAGATAAATGTGCCTGAATATAGGGGAATAGACCCTTCTTCAATAGTCCAAAGATTTATGCCCCTATTAGCTAATTCTGTAAACAGTAGGTTCAATGACCGTCTAGCAGTTCTCAGATCATAACCTGTACGCACCTCTTTCCCGTTACGCTCAAACGCTTCCTCAATAATATCAAGGACGTTAAGATTAAATGTAGAGGTGCCTGATGTTGTCATTTACAATTCCACCGTTTTAATGATGCTGCTTTGCGTGTCGGCCTGCCTTTTTCATCCTTCATCGGCCCCGGCATACCACTCATCCTTGCGCAAAAAGATTTACGTCGAGCTGCGTCTTTCTCAGTCTTTGGGTTTGGCGCTGGAGCTTTCAGGTTGGACCCTGTAGCTTTGTTGTATTTAGCGCGGCCCTTAGCAGTTAAGCCAGCGCCTTGCGATACTGGGAGCTTTTCACCACGGCCTACAGATAGTACAGGGTTCTTCTTAGCCATCACTTTTTCCGTTTCAGCTTCTTGACTTTCGGTTCATTCTGCAAATGGTTCTTCGCAGACTTCTCTTTGAAGATGTCTTTGCTATGCTGGAAGATGTCACCCGCGTTAGTACGAGTGACGATCATATCCTTCCCAGGTTTCTTAGCAGACTTTGCCACGGGTTTTGCCACGTTGTGCAATACCGTCAATAGAGCCACCTTTCTTCATCTTGCAGCAGCCACCTTTTTTCATGCCTGCTTCTTGCTCTTCTTCACGAACAATTTTCTTAGGCACACCTGCTTTTTTCATAGCAGCAACATGTTTACGTTCTTTTGCTTTATATGCGCTATCGTCTTTCATAGTACCACCCTCTCTAAATTTGCGACCTTTGTCAGCATTAGTAAACTCTTTACCAACGCTTTGTGGAATACCTAATCGCTTAGCTGCTTTTGGATCATGTGCAACCATC